CAGAAGTTTATTTCAGACTTCAGATCAGAATTCAAACAACTACCACCCGAAGATATCTCATTCCCTCGTGGTGTGTCGGACGTGGACAAGTGGACAGATCGACAGACTGTCTACAAGAAAGGTTGTCCCATCCACGTGCGTGGTGCGATCCTGTACAATGATGCGGTAAAGAAAGCTGCACTGGATCGGAAGTATGAGATGGTCAAGAATGGTGAGAAGATCAAGTTCGTCTACCTGAAGATGCCGAATCGTCTGGGTGAGAACGTGGTGGCGTTTCCCCTGAACCTTCCAAAAGAACTGGGGTTGCATGATCACGTAAACTATGATATGATGTTCGATAAAACATTCATCGATCCCTTGGAACCAATTCTGGATGCGGTTGGTTGGAACGCAGAACCCAAGGCAACACTAGAGGATTTCTTTGGATGAAAACTTGTAAAGATTGTAAGGAGACAAAACCTCTTACGGAATTTCATAAGAACGGAACAAAATATTTTTGTTCCTACTGTAAGAGTTGTCATGTTGCGAGAAATCGTCAGAATTCCATAAGAACCAAACAGATGAAGACAGAAATGAGAATGAAAGAGTTCAACGTCTGTTCATCTTGTGGTTTAGATAAATGGAATGTTATGGAGTTTCATCATCATAATGACGACAAAGAAAAAAACTGCGGAGATATAAAGGGGTTTAGAGGTTGGTTGCGAGAAGCACGTAAATGTATTGTCCTATGTGCCAATTGTCATCGAGATCTACATAATCCAGTGGAGGACTTTTTCGGATGATGACACTGTGGGGTGAAGAACAACCCCAAGAGACTAAACAATGTAGAGATTGTGGTGAGGTAAAACCCTTAAACTGTTTCGAACCGAACAGGAAATTTCATAGTAAAGATGATCCTAATGGGAGAATTCTTCGTAGACCATCTTGTAGGGACTGTCGTTCTCAAAAGAAGAAAATAGACTCTTATCAGAAGACCCTATATAAAAGACCTAGAGAATTAGAATGTCCTATCTGTTTGGACGTGGTTGATGGATCATATCTCCGACTGGATCATTCTCACGAGACCGGAGATGTTCGTGGTTGGTTATGTGATAACTGTAATACCGCAATAGGAAAGTTAAAGGAAGACGTTGATGTGATACAACGTGCAATAGGATGGTTGAAGAAATGAGATTCGAACACTTGATGTGGAAAGAAGACGGGTGGGGTTACCTTCCCGCAAACGATGAAATATTCAATGCATTGAAGCATGTACGTAATATAGTACAACCTATGAGTGTATTGGAAATTGGTTTCTATGCAGGACACTCTACCAGTTACATGGCAGAGTATTTCCATCCAGACTGTAAGATTATATCCTGTTGCCCTGACCATCCACGGGGACGTGCGTATGGTGAGGTTGTGATGGACAAGTACCCGAACGTGACAGTGCACCTTACACCATCACCAGAGATTTTAGATAGGGTGAAAGATACAGAATTTGACCTAGTGTTTGTCGATGGTAACCATACTAGGAAAAATGTTATAGATGACACTACGGTTGCATTGATACTTGGTGCAAAGTATGTTCTATATGACAACACAGAGTTACCTGCAGTCCGTGGTGCAGTAGAAGAGATTGTTACTAATGGAAATCTCAAGTGGGTACATGACTTCCCGTATCATACAAACTTTAAAGGTGGGGGAGTCGGTGAGATGAGATTATATGAGTGCGTATATAAAGCTTGACAAGACAGACGGTAAATGTTATACTGTCCTCATGAATTACCAATTAACGATATTCAAAAACCAATTTGACAACAAAACGCATAGGCGAGTATCAGTCCCAGAATGGGCTCAACTCGTTGCGTTGTTGCGTGGGTTGTCTGAACAAAAAGGTGAAAAAGGTGGAAATAATTCTAGTCCTCTTATTACTCCTGCTATTTTTGAAACCAATAGCACACGTAGTAATAAATCTACTGTATGTTGGGCTGGTTGGTGTGCTGTTGATGTGGACGATCATGTTTTTCCTACTGATCGTATACGTCTAGAAGAAGCGTTACGTGAGAAGTTTGGTCACTTGGATTATGTTGTATACAACACTGCGAGTTCCCGTGAGGATATGCCAAAGTTCCGTATCGTCTTCCGACTGGATGAACACATTGAGAACGAACGCATCAAACCATTCTGGTATGCATTGAACACAGAACTGGGTGAGATCGGAGATCCTCAAACCAAGGATCTTGCACGTATGTATTATGTACCTGCAATCTATCCGAATGCATCCAGTTTCTTTTTTACCAACTCAGGTGAATCACTGAACGTGTCTGAGTTGATTGCAAAACATCCCTACGTGGAGAAGACAGGGAACACTTTCCTAGATCGTCTACCCCCTGAGATGCAGAAAGAGATTATTGAGTACCGTAAGAATCAACTAAATAATACCGACATCAACTGGGTATCTTATAGAGACTGTCCATTCTGGCCACGTAATCTGGCCGTAGAGTATCAGTCTATTAGTAGTACTGGTTGGTATCACAAGATGTACCAAATCATGATCGCAGTTGCGGGTCGTGCATTTGAGAAGGGGTACCCCATCACCGCTAACCAGATTGCAGATATGTGTAAAGAGTTTGACCGTGAGACAGGGAACTGGTATGAGAATCGTCCTCTTACTGTAGAGGCAGACAGAGCATTGGAGTATATTTACAGAAATGGTTAAGAGAAGAAAGTTTTTAATTACAGGGGCAGCGGGGTTCATTGGATCCCAATTGATGAACCGACTCAGAGATCGAGGTGAACCAGTCATTGGTCTGGACAACTACAACGATCATTTGTACTCACCCACACTCAAGCAGGATCGGGTGAATTATTTTGACATTGATGTACGTTATGTAGATCTACGTAATCAGTATCACCTAGAAGAGTTCCTAGTCAAACATCAACCTACAGATATCATCCACCTTGCCGCACATGCGGGTGTACGTGACTCATTCGGTAAAGAGAAACAATACCACGAGAACAATATTGATGCGACACAAAATCTGATAGATCTATGCAAGAAGCATTTACCGGATGTACGGATTGTATATGCGTCAACCTCTTGTGTCTTTGCGGGATCTGAGTTACCGTGGACTGAAGGTAAAGAGACAGGTAAACAGTTAAATCCATACGGTTGGTCTAAGTGGACAAATGAATGTCAGATGCAAGCGTCTGGTTTGAATAATGTAGGTCTACGATTCTTTACTGTATACGGGCCTTGGGGTAGACCTGACATGGCACTGTTTAGTTTTACTAAGAACATCATTGCAGGTGAACCGATTCCCGTCTTCAACTTCGGAAACATGAAACGAGACTTTACCTACGTAGAAGATATCCTAGATGGTATTGAGTGCGTGATATTCAAAGATGCTCCTTCCGGAGAAATATATAATATCGGTAGAGGTAGTCCCGTTGATCTCATGGACTTCATCAAAGAGATTGCAAAGAATGTTGGAGAAGAACCTATCTACAACATGTTACCTAAACATCCTGCAGACACATTAGAAACATGGTCTAACACTTCTAAACTAGAAGCACTGGGATATCACCCCAACACTGACGTGAGTGTGGGTATTAAGAATTTTTACGATTGGTATGTGGAGTATCATAATGGCAGATAATTTTGATGAGTTCGTTCCGGAAGTTAAAGAAGGAACTCCGTTACCCATAAGTCCTAACAATAAATTACGTATGGGTATTGTTGGTCATGGGTTTGTGGGTAAAGCGGTAGAGTATGCGTTCTCTCATCCTATGGTAGAACACTTCTTGGTGGATCCTAATTATGACACCATCATTGATGACTTGATCAAGTGGAAACCACAAGTCGTATTTGTATGTGCACCAACACCACAGAATCCTGAATCTGGATTTGTGGATGCGTCTATTGTAGAAGATGCAGCGCTCAAGTTGTTGATCCACACTAATGCATTTGTTGTTGTCAAATCAACAATCACACCTGATATTGTAGATCGAATTTACAACTCTATGGTAGATGGTGCACTTGATAGGTTCGTATACAACCCTGAGTTTTTGACAGAGAAGTCTGCGTGTGAGGATTTTGTTAATGCAGAACACCATGTCTTTGGTGGTACTAACGGTGCATGTGATGAACTCACACAGATCTATGATATCTTTTCTAACTGTAGGTCTGATAAGTACTACCGCATGTCTGGTTGCGAAGCATCGTTTGTAAAGTATGCGACCAATGCATACCTCGCAACTAAACTGACGTTCTTCAATCAATTGAGGGACGTGGTAGATTCTTTTGATTGTAGTTACAATATGATCACTCGTGCAATGGGTGCAGATGATCGTATCGGATATAAACATACACGAGTGCCCGGCCCTGATAAGAAACGTGGGTTCGGTGGTGCGTGTCTACCAAAAGACACAATGGCGTTTCTAAAGTTTTCTGAGACTCGTGGTAAGGAAAATAATTTCGATTTGTTGCAGAAAGTGCTTGACATTAACAGTACTTATCGTGTACAATATGATCTAGATGAACGTGAAAAAGTAAACAACATTACATTTGGAGATGATGATGTCAATAATGGACAAACTAAAAAAGAACTCGAAACTCAAAGCAACTGAAGTACTGTCGGAGAGTAAGTTCTTTACTGAGAAAGATATGGTTCCAACCAATGTTCCGATGGTGAACGTTGCGTTGTCGGGATCATTTGATGGTGGTGTCACGCCAGGCTTAACAGTCCTAGCAGGGCCATCTAAACACTTTAAAACATCGTTCGCCCTATTGATGGCGGGTGCGTATCTGGAGGCAAAGAAAGATGCGGTATTACTATTCTATGATAGTGAGTTCGGTTCCCCCCAGTCTTATTTCGAGCAGTTTGGAATTGACACTAGTCGGGTTCTGCATACTCCTATCTCAAACGTAGAAGAACTGAAGTTTGATCTGATTGGACAATTAGAACAACTGGATCGTGACGATGATGTGATCATCGTGATTGATTCGATTGGTAACCTTGCATCCAAGAAAGAACTTGAGGATGCAATGAACGAGAAGTCTGTTGCAGACATGTCACGTGCGAAGGCACTGAAGGGTCTGTTCCGTATGACTACACCATACCTTGCAATGAAGAATATCCCTCTACTTGCGGTCAACCATACTTACAAAGAGATTGGATTGTTCCCTAAAGATATTGTGGGTGGTGGTACTGGTATCTACTACTCTGCAGATAACATCTGGATTCTAGGTAGACAACAAGACAAAGTAGGTACAGAGATTAAAGGATACCACTTTGTAATCAATGTGGAGAAAAGTCGTTATGTTAAAGAAAAGTCTAAGATCCCTATCTCAGTTTCTTGGGATGGTGGTGTCCAACGTTTCAGCGGTCTTCTGGATGTTGCTCTCGCTGGCGGTTATGTTGCTAAGCCTTCTAACGGTTGGTATTGTAGGGTTGACCGTTCTACTGGGGAATTGGTTGATCCGAAGGTACGTCTGGCTCAAACGTTGGATGAAGAGTTCTGGACTCCTATCCTAGAGTTCACTGACTTCAAAGAGTTTGTAGAAAAACAATTCAAAATTGGCTTGCCAACTCAAGTAGATCCTGATACAATAGTAGATTCTGATGTCGAAAACGATTGATGTAAATAAAGTTTCGGAGGGGATTCATTACGAAATGATCCCCGTTGAATATGTTGATAATGAAGCTGCGTGGGATATTCGTATCCTACAAGGCGACTTTACTGAAACCGTGATACGTTACGGTACCATTAAGTTTGATGGTTACCGTGACTGTCTCACCTTTAACTTTAGGGTTGTAGGTAAACCACCTATCAAGGGACTTGATTCCAACAATGTCGAACTGCAGGAACTTGCAGCAGACATTCTAGAGGATGTTCTGGAACATGGTATAAGAAACGGGTCGGTATATAGTAGAGAGCGAAAAAAGAAGGAAGATGATGGAGATACAACTAGAACAGACGATTCTACGGAATCTATTGACGAATGATGACTACGCTCGTAAGGTAGCTGCATTCATTACACCTGACTACTTTGATGGTGTCTACAAGGGACTATTCAAAGAGTTTACCCAGTTTATTGCTAAATATAATAAACTCCCTAGTATGGAAGCATTCAAGATTGAGATCGATGAGAACAATCGACTCAATGATGAACAGTATCGCCATGCGATAGAATTGCTTCCAAACATCTTTACACCAGAACCAGAGAACCTAGAATGGTTGGTGGAGAGAACTGAGAAGTGGTGTCAAGACCGTGCGGTCTTCAATGCAGTGATGGAGTCTATCTCTATCATTGATGGTAAACACCAAACACTATCCAAGAACGCAATACCCGATGTACTATCTAAAGCATTGGGTGTTTCGTTTGATACTAATATTGGTCACGACTACTTAGAGATGGTCGAGGAACGTTTTGATTTCTATCACACACAAGAAGAGAAACTCCCTTTCGATTTGGATTACTTTAATCGTATCACGAAGGGCGGGTTACCGAACAAGACGCTCAATATCGCACTGGCTGGGACGGGTGTTGGTAAGTCTCTCTTTATGTGTCATTGTGCAGGATCCAACCTCTCTCAAGGGAAGAATGTCTTATACATCACAATGGAGATGGCCGAGGAACGAATCGCAGAACGTATTGACGCTAACCTTCTGAACGTACCGATTGATCAGTTGGAGAATCTGTCTAAGGATATGTTCACCGACAAGGTACATGCGATTGCGAAAAAGACTCAGGGTAAACTTGTTGTCAAGGAATATCCTACGGGTCAAGCGAATGCGTCACACTTCCGTGCACTATTGAATGAACTTAAACTGAAGAAGAACTTCGTACCCGATATTATCTATATCGATTATCTAAATATATGTGCATCATCCCGTATGAAATCTATGGGTGGTGCGATTAATTCTTATACATATATTAAGTCGATAGCAGAAGAGTTACGTGGACTTGCAGTGGAATTCGATGTTCCTATTGTATCCGCAACACAAACAACTCGATCTGGTTATTCTAATGATGATGTAGGTCTTGAAGATACATCTGAATCATTCGGTCTACCTGCAACTGCAGACTTCATGTTTGCCTTGATTTCAAATGAAGAGTTATCGAACAATGGTCAGATACTTGTTAAGCAGTTAAAGAACAGGTATAACGATCCTACTGCGTATTCTAGATTCGTTGTGGGTATTGACCGAAGTAAGATGAGACTGTTTGACGTTGACCAAAACGAGTCACCGTTGAATCAGGAAGAGGACACTGGGCCTGCGTTTGATAATAGTTCCAGTGGTCAAAGAGTAAGATCAGAACGATTCGAGGATTTCAGAGTATGACCCCATTCGAAACAGTAGCAATAATCATGGCGTTGATAACCCTTGCATTCTGGCATGGTCATCGACAAGGTAAGGAAGAAGGTAAATTAGATGGTATTGAATTCTGTCTGATCTTCATGATGGAACGAGGTTGGATGACTGAAGAAGGTCTGGAGGACATGGAGAAGATCAATGACGGAATATAGTATTCCCCCAGTCGCATCTGTACCTGCGTTGCCTGTATCGGGAACATATCCTAGTCAAGCAATGTCGGACAAAACGGTACCGAGAGAGAACTTGGTCAAGACAACTATCAAAGTTCTACCTGCGACAAGTCAACAACAAGAAACCGTATACACATATAATAGTGATGGAAACCTAGAATCTTC